CAAATCGCGGCGGTGATGGGGATGGGATCGGACGCCATGACGCCTAAAGCGCCGGCGTTGCACACGCTCCCAGTCTTGGGCTCTGATACCGGTGCCGCGGATGAGTCACAAAAGAAGCTAGACGCGGCGGCGGAAGCGGAGCGGGTGCGAGCAGCACGGGGGCGCTTGTCTACACAACTGTCAAGTCCAGACGATCAGCCTGTCGCTAAATCACGAAAATTCTTAGGAGGGTTTTAAATGCGATCAAGTGCGGGAGCGGCCTTCGCATTCGTTGCGGCCATGACAACCGGCTGTGTGTCGTCCAGTTCTCACACCATGGGTGATTTGCAGGTTGAGATTCTTGATCGGCCTGCGGCACTATCGCAAAGCCTGGTGGTGACAGGATGGTGTGAGAAGGTGTTCGTCAATCCGGATGGGAACTGTCGTTCGGATAAGATGCGAGATATGCAGGTATTCGTGCAAACGGGATTACTCACGAGCCTCATGGGGCCTGTGATCCAAGCCGGCGGGATGATCGGGGCTGGGGCGCTCATTGGTGATGGGCTGTCGAAGTCTGGATCGAACATGAACCAAGCCAGCATCAACGCCACGAATCAGTCGGTGAATGCAGGTCGGGGTCCGTGGCGGCACGGGTATAGGTAACAATCAACCTATGGCCTTGAACGACGACGAAGGACAAGACCGCGCGCAAGCGATTGCGAAACGATGGGACACGGCGGGCAATGCTCGTGGGTCCCTTGATTCGATCTGTGAGGAAATCGCGCGTCGGGTCCTTCCCAACTATGCCGGATCTTTTTCAAGTGGGGGCTACGGTCTCAACCGGCCTGTACAAAACCTGACAGAAGAGATGTACGACGCCACAGGGGCGCTTGCGCTCACGCGATTCGCTGCGGCGATGGAGTCAATGCTCACGCCGCGGGGGTCGCAATGGCACAGTCTACAGCCGTCCGATCCGACATTGAAGCAGCGGCGCAATGTCCAGTTGTGGTTCGACGAACTGACACAAAGCCTCTTTAAGTACCGTTACGCACCCGCTGCCAATTTTGCGAGTCAGCAACATGAAAATTACATGGCGCTTGGGGCGTTTGGTACAGGTGCAACGTTCATTGATAAGTTGCAACCTCGATATGGAAGAGGACTTCGGTACCGTGCCATTCATCTAGGTGAAGTCCGGTTTTGTGAAAATCACCAAGGGATCATCGATACGGTTATCAGACGGTTCCCTCTCACGGCTCGACAGGCGATGCAAAAGTTTGGCGCGGCGAAGCTCCCTGAAAAGATTCGTACCGCCGCCGTCGATATGAAGAAGTATGACAATTCGTTTCAGTTCATCCATTACGTGACGCCGCGCGAGGACTACAACCCTAATCGCATCGATGCCTCCGGTCAGCCGTATCGATCGGAGTATGTATCAATCGAAGGCCCGGCGCATTTGTTGGATGAGGGGTATGCCAGTTTCCCGTACGCGATCTCAAGATATGTCATTGCGCCCGGAGAGGTCTACGGACGCTCTCCGGCAATGCTTGTCTTACCCTCATTAAAGGTGCTCAATGAGGAAAAGAAAACGGTGCTTAAGCAGGGCCATCGTGTGGTGGACCCTGTTCTGTTGGCTCATGACGATGGGGTACTTGATAATTTCTCGATGCGCGGTGGCGCTATCAACTACGGCGGGGTAAGCGCGGACGGGCGTCCATTGGTGCATGTGCTGCCGACTGGTAACATCATGATCGGCAAAGAGCTGATGGATGACGAGCGCCTGGTGATTAACGATGCGTTCCTCGTCACACTGTTTCAGATCCTCACTGAAACGCCGGAGATGACGGCCACGGAGGTGATTGAGCGCACCAGAGAAAAGGGCGCGTTGTTGTCCCCGACCATGGGGCGGCAGCAGTCGGAATCACTCGGCCCGATGATTGAGCGGGAAGTGGACTTGCTCATGCAGCAAGGTCTTGTGTCGCCGATGCCTGATATCCTCCGACAAGCGGCGGGGCAGTACGTCGTCGAATATGATTCGCCTCTATCGAGAGCGCAAAAGGCTGAAGGGATCTCAGGGTTCTTCCGCCTCGTTGACTGGTCTCAGAACTATGTAAATGTGACAGGGGACAAACGCCCACTCGATTGGCTCGACTGGGATGCGGCAATGCCGGAGATCGCACAAGGGCAAGCGGTTCCAACACGATGGATTAAGACGATGGAAGCGGTGATGCAAGGGAGGCAGGCGCAACAACAGGCCGCACAACAACAACAAATGGTCGACGCGGCGCCGGCGCTTGCCTCCATTGCTAAACCGATGATGCAGGGCGCAAAGTGAACACGGCGCAGTTTATCGAGCGGGCAAAACAGTTTTTGACGTTTCGCAAACTTGCGTACACAAGACTATTTGATCTTTCTAATCGTGACGCGGTTATGGTCTTGGAAGATCTCGCCAAGTTTTGTCGGGCGCATGAGTCAACATTCCACGCCGAAGAACGGGTAGCCGGTCGATTAGATGGGCGGCGTGAAGTGTGGCTTCGGATTCAGCAACATCTTCAGTTATCAGACGAGACACTGTGGAAAATTTATCACAAGGGAGAGTGACGTATGTTGATCACACGACGAGGTTTGTATCAGTCACCGGATGGTGCTCCAGCGGGTTCGGGTGCTACCCCTGAATCAGCCGCGGCAACCGCGCCCGCGGCGGGGGGTGTTGCGGCGCCTCCCGCGGCCGGCAGCGGTGAAACTGGAGCGGCGTTTGATTGGATGAAAGTGGGCCTCGATACCGATTCCATGGCGCTCGTCAATGATCGGCAATGGAAAGGGGTTCCGGACGTGTTGACCTCCTACCGGAATTTGGAGAAATTGATCGGTGTGCCGCCGGATCGCATCTTGAAGTTGCCTGGTGACAAAGACCCAGCGGAGTCATGGAACGGGATTTACGATCGTCTCGGTCGGCCAAAAGCTGCCACAGATTACAAAATCCCCCTCCCTGAAGGAGATACAGGCGAGTTCGCGAAAACAATTGCGCCGATTTTTCACGAAGCCGGATTATCACAAGCGCAAGTCTCGAAGATCGCCGAACGGCACAATGCGCTCATGGGCGAGCAAATCAAGAAATCGACGGAAGCAACCAAAGCTGCGCAGGAACGGGAAATTGTAGAACTGCGGTCAGAATGGGGCCCCGACTACGATAGGAATAACGATACGGTCGATCGGGCCGCGGCGGCGTTTGGGATGACGAAAGAACACGCGACGGCGTTAAAACAGGCGATGGGCCCGAAGGCGGCGATGAAGTTTTTACACGCGATTGGATCGAAGATCGCCGTTGAAGGCCAATTCGTGGCCGGTGAAAAGGGCGGTGGAGGGGGTTTCGAGTCGATGACGCCAGAGTTTGCCCAGGCGAAAATCACGTCGAACGTGAAAGACCGGGCGTTCATGGAACGCTTCAATAGCGCCGATCCAGTGGTTCGAGGCGATGCACGCAAGGAAATGGAACGGTTGCATCAATTTGCGTATCCAGGGGGCGCGGATATTTAGGACTCGCATACAGGTCCCTACGAATAACCCGTACACAGAAGTGTACGGGTTTTTTGTTGTCTGGTTATTGACACAGTGTATAATTTATGCAACAGTTGTGTGAATATAAACACGTGAATGACGGGAACATGAGACCCATGCCGTCTACAGTCGGGACAGACCGGCCTCCGATACGGGAGTAAAACGGGTAGAAGAGTCCGGGTCATACGACACGGGAAGCCCTTCGCAACGTAAAAGATAACTTTTTCATTGCTGTAGGAGGTTCCTATGTCTGTCAATCTGCCGAATTGGTACGCACATCAGTATTCCACGAACATTCAATTGAAGCTCCAGGCGATGGGCAGTGTGTTGCGCCCATACGTCACTGAGGGCTCGTACGTCGGTGATCAAGCTTCGCCGGTCGACTTCATGAGCTCGGTTGAAATGCAGGATGTGGTTCAGCGGTTCGCACCGATGGGCCGTGTCGATGCGGCGACCGATCGTCGATGGGTCTTTCCTGTCGATTCTGATCTGCCTCAGATGATCGACGCATTTGACAAACTCCGGTTGCTTACTGATCCTGAGTCGAAGACGGTCGAAAACGGCGTGATCGCCGCGGGTCGCCGACTCGATAAGCACATTCTCAATGCGTTCTTTGCCGACGCCAAAACCGGCGTTGCGGGGGCCGCGACGACCTCGTTCACGTCGGCCAACGAAGTGGATGTGGCGGTGGGCGGGGCGAATAGCCGGCTCAATGTCGAAAAGCTGTTGGCCGTCAAAGAACTCATGCGCGCAAAGTTCGTCGATTTTGAGCGGGAGCAGATATATGCAATTCTCACCGCGAAGGATGAAAGCGCGCTCTTGAAAGAGATTCAGATCATCTCGTCTGACTTCAACGGTGATGCGCCGGTGATGCAGGACGGGCGGATCACTCGATTCTTGGGGATCAACTTCATCTATTGCGAGTTGGCCGAAACGGTTCTCGCTGGGACGAACGAAGTGACGATTCCTGTCTGGGTCAAGAGCGGGATGCACTTAGGGATGTGGAACGAGATCACCACAGACATTTCGCAGCGGAAAGACATTCAGGGCCTTCCGTGGCAGGCATATCTTAAGCTGACGGCCGGCGGAACTCGGCTTGACGAAGATAAGGTGTACGCGATCGAATCGTACCGCTCCTAAGTGGTGAGCGCGCACTGAACGACACTGTAATTTTAGAGAAGGGGTGACACCATGGCCGTTGATCAAACTGTCAAATCTCCGCAGATTACGAATCGGGACGCCACGCCCCGCGTGCTCAATAGCCCGCAGAATGGGGGCGACGGCGTGTGTCATGAAACGTACGGATCGGCGACGATCCCCGCCGCGCTGTCGATTACGTCGGTGGTGCGGTTGTGCCAAGTCCCGTCAAACGCACGGGTGCATTCGGTGCGGTTCCATTCAGCCGCACAGGGCGCCGGCGCATTTGATGTGGGCCTCTATCAGACGACTTCGAACGGAGGCGCGGTGGTCGACGCTGACTTGTTCGGCTCGGCAATCAGTGCGGCCTCTCAGGTGAAGTCAACGGATATCATCGAAGAGTCAGCCGAATACACCCCGGCGGAAATGGAAAAGCCGTTGTGGGAAGTGCTCGGATTAACCGCGGATCCGCATCGGTTCTACGATGTATGCGCGACCGTGGCGACCACGGATGTAACGACCGGAACCGGGCGGCTGGGCGTTCGCGTCGGCTACGTTCGGTAAAGGAGGGGCGCCATGGCGAATCGGTTCTATAGCATCATTCTCGGCGAGTCGAACCCGAGCCAAGTGACGGAAGGGGCGTCTACGTCGAGTGAAGCGGTGGAGGTTCGAGTGTCAGACTCGATTTACGCCAACAAAGTGGCGGTTCTCAATGGCCTTGAAGCCATTAAGAACTACCTCATCACCAAGGAAACCACCCCGATCGCCTAAGGAAACGAACGCGATGAAGGGAACACGAGGGGGCGTCACCGGCGGAAACGAAGGGGCGCCCCCTTGTTCTAAGAGGGCACTATGACAGAATACGCACGCGGGTTTGAAATCGGGAGCAGTGTTCGGCGGGTGCCGGTGTATAAACCGGATACTGATGCTGGGGATGATGTAACAATCGACGTTAAAAAAACAGAGCAACGCTTCGCCTATTCTGTCCCGATTGTGGCGAGCGCCGCGATTAAAAGTGGCCCAGGATTTCTTCATGCGTTGATTTTTTCGTGCAACGATGCCGCGCCGACAGCGGGAACTATCGACGTTTATGACAACACGGCCGCTTCTGGGAATAAGATTTTCAGTTGGACCCTTGGCACAACGGCATTTATGCCGTTTAGCGTAATTTTTGACGTGTCCTTTTCTGTCGGTCTGTATGTGGCGATCACCACCACGGCCGATGTCAACGTCTCTGCGAGTTACCGATAATGGGAGATTTACCTACCAACTACACTGTTCGTTCTCACAGCTATCTGTGGCGGGCTGACGGTTCGAGCGCCACGCAGGGCACCGGCTCCATCGTCAATTATCCTACGCTGACCAGTGGTACGGCGTCTGCCACACTGTCGCAAGTCACCACCGCTGATGTACCGGCCATTCCCACGGCAAGCGGGACACTGCCTGGGTCTGGCTCATTTATCAAAGTGGTTGCGAGCGGTGGCGCGAGCGGCGGGAATATCAACGTGGAGTTTGACATCCCGGCCATCAGCCAAGAATCCCTCGGCAATTTTGGTCTGTGGTTTTACGATCCGGTCGGTGGAAACACCGACATTACCGGCGTGACGTTCTACACCGTCAATAGCGCAGCCTTTAGCAAATTCTTCGTCTACAACGCGGCGGGGGCAAATGCGGGGGCGAACCAGCGCAACAAAGGCTGGAATCTCCTGGCCTGGCAGCGCGGCGACCAGACGTCGACCGGCGGAGGATACACCCATGCTGAGACGACCTCGCGGCTCATGCTGCGCGTGTCACTGGCGGCGGGGAAATCGGCCACGTTCTACATGGGCGATGTGCTGTACGGGTTTT